GATGTGCTTGAGACTCTGATGCTCGACGATCATTTACTTTACAAAAGAATTGTAACTCATAATCACGGAAAGGGCTAGAAGTTTGATAACCTTTTAATCTGTCCATTGCATCTACGGCCATTCCAACCTTTACCCAGCCTTCAAACGCAGGGTTAGTAATGATATATACTTCACCTTCTTTTGAAGACTTATAGTTTTGTAAAGAGCTAAACGCAGCTTCTTCAAAACCTTTGTACCTTCCGGGCTTGTGGAGCGGATGTGAAGCAGGAATATATTTCCCGTCTACATACATACGCTTTTTGTTTTTCTTAATGTATGGTCCTAGTCGCCGTCTACCGCCATCGCAACCAAGATAAAACTTTTCTCCGTTTTCTTCAAAGATGTTTGTTTTGTAGTTTCTAGCTTCTTCCTCGGTGTGTGTTATTTCTTTTGGCATTATAAACTCCTTAAGTTTTTTAAAGGATTTAGTCTAGATATAGCTAGATTATAACAGTCTACAGAAACTTTCCAGTTATTAGAAGGATCTATTTCTCCTTTCTTCCAAAACTTTGCTTCTTTAAAGTATTCGGTCTTTGTCTTGTAGCCAAGAATCCAGCCCTCGTCGAATGAAGGTAATACTCTTACAAAAACATAAAGATCACAGTTTTGATGAAGACTTGTTTTTGCTATTGAGCATTCATAGTTAGGTTTAGGAGGATAGTTAGTTCGTTTAGTTTTTACATCTACTTTTAGGTCGTTGTAAAGCATATCATAGTCTTTAGTATGTGATAAATCAACACCTAAAAACTTGGCTACCATCATTTCGCCGCTGAACCCAGCAACATTTCCTTGTCCTTTAGTAATAGAATTTTTTATGTGCCCTAAATTCTCAGCAAGCTCTTGGGCCTTTTTGAACTCTGCATGATTAAGTTTAGTGTGTATCAGCCCAGCTGTTTCCAACATTATATTCTCCTGTTAACTCACACTTTAAATTAAAGTCCCTACCAGCTTGTTCAATTGCAGCAATACCTAATTCACCTACTTTATCTGCTATATCTTTGTGCGCTTCAATCTGCCATTCATCGTGGACGTTAGCAACAAAGTGTGCGTCTAAGTCTTTAATACTTTTTTGCAAATTAATCAACGCCTGCTTCATAACAATTGCACCAGCGCCTTGTAACAAAGTATTTAGTGCAGCGTGTTCTGAACGCACAAACAACTTACGTTTGTCTAAGCCTTTGAGGTAACCTCTTTTAGACGCTCGTGCAACTCTGTCCTTAAGATCCTTGAATGCAGGGAGATTATCGAAGAAAGATTGTCTAAGTCTTCCACCATCTTTTGCGTCTCCTCCAACCACTGATCCAAGCTTTGCATCTCCTGCGCCGTATAGGAGGGCATAGATGAAAGTTTTTGCCTGAGGTCTTGATTCAAGTCCTGCAGCCATTTGATTTGCTGTGTGTATGTCTCCGTTAAGTAATTCATAAGTAAACCCTTCATCGTTCATGTAGTGAGCTAACATACGTAATTCTAAGCCGCTGGCATCAATACCAACCAGTTTGTAATTGTCTTCGACTGTCCAACATTCTCGACACTCTTTGCCGTAAGGACTGCTTGTACTTGGAATCTGTGCCATGTTAGGGCTGCTGTGTGTCATTCGACCTGTTACAGCACCAATAGTATTGACATACCCACGAATGCGTCCGTCGTCTTGCATTTCTTTAAACCAAGAGTTTATCTGGGCTATGCGCTTTTGAAGCATTAAATACTCAGCGATGATAGCTGCTTCAGGTATATCTTTTATTTGCGATAAAACTTTTTCATCAACAATTGGCTGTCCCGTAGGCGTAAATTTTGTAGGCTTCCAGCCAAACTCCAAGAGATACTCTCCAATTTGTTTTCTAGAACCAAGGTTAAAAGGTTCAGAATCACAACGAACAAGATGCTCGTCTGGATTCTTACACGCTTTTTCGTATTCTTCATCAGATAATCTGACCTTTTTAGTTTCGTTTTTGACTTGCGCCATCTTAGAAACCTTACCTGCTTTGGTCAGTGTTGGAACAAGAGTAATAGATGTTTCGCGTGGCTTGAATGTTTTATGCACACGCTTTTCAGCTTTACTAATCTTTTCGTTTAGTTCTGCTAGAAGACCCATAGCATGTTGCTGATTTAGCTTAAAGCCTCTATCACGTTGTAGATTAAGAATTCGATACACTTCGTGTTCTAATTTGATGCACTGAGCGCCAAAGCCAACAGACTCTGTGCGTGAAAGATGTCGATAAACTTTATAATTAAGAGACACGTCTTGTTTGCAATACGTTAGCATCTCAGGTGTATAGTATTCAAAGTTATCGTATTCAATCTTTCTGTGTCGGAGCCTGTATCCCCAGCCCTCAAGACCGTGACCGCCTTCTCGTGTTGGATTAAACAGTCGAGAAAGCACTAGGGTATCTACAATATTAATACTGCCGTCATCAAGATCAACGCCTGTAAGGTTTTTAATTACAGGTATATCATACCCTAAAATATTATGACCGATTAGCTTGTTTGCTTTTTGTAAAAGTTTTATTCCTTCTTCGATTTTATCTGGACCGTACTCGTAAGTCTTTCCGGTCTCAGTGTCCATTGCAACCAAGCAGAATATTTCTGTAGGCTGCAAGCCGTTTGCTTCTATGTCAAAGACATAAGCTGTCATATCTCATCTCCAAGCTCATCAATCATAGTATCTATATCTACTTCAGATAAGCGTCCGGTTTCTTTGTCGTAAAACAAGTGTGTTGCAAGTCCGACATCGCCTGTGTATCTAGATTTTAATACACGCACTTTGGTTGTTGAGGCGACCATAGGATCATCAGACTGTTGATTGCGCTCTAAGCTTATCACACAATCGCTTAGCTGTGCAATAGATTGAGACCCACGTAAATGATTTAGTGCTGTCTCAATACCATTTTCGTGACCACGATCGCCTTGAGTCCTTCGCAAGTGTGAAACAAGAATCATCCCACAGCCCGTCTCTTCTACAAGGGTTCGGAGTCTGTGCATAATCATATCAATAGCTTTGCGCTCGTCGGGGTCATCAGATAAAAGAACTAGCATGTGTAGGTGGTCAAGAACTATCCACTTACAATCACAACCTATGATCATGTATCGAAGTTTACTAAATACACTTTCGAGGTCGTTCATCCCAAGATGTCCGTACACCCAAACACGATCTTTGTTTTCTCCGCCAAACATTTGATGGTGTATCTGGCGAAGATCGTCTTGATCAAAAAGATTACGAACGCTGTCAAGGTGCAATCGGGCATCAGCTTCAATAGAAAGTATACCGTCGATTGTACGCTGCCAGTTTTCTTCGAGGGCCATAACGCCCACATTATCTTTAGTTTTTTGTATCAGCCAGTGTTCTAGTTCTCTTGTAACACTAGACTTACCAAGACCTGTACCGCCTGTCAAAGTAACTAACTCGCCAGCACGTAAGCCTTCGAGCTTTTCATTAAGACCCTTCCAAGGAAAAGGAATAGAATCTTTGCGTGTGCGATTGAGGTAGTTGTCAACATTTTCTGAAACATTAAGAACGCCTGAAGGTGTGTAGAGTTTGGCGTTCCACCAGTAGTGTACAAAGTTTTTGTGCTGTGAAGCTCGCAACATATCGTTAGCGTCTTTGTAGTCTACGGGAAGCTCCATAATTTTAGCTTTGCCCGGCCTCAAAAGCTTTGCGACTTTCTTTGCAGCCTCACGACCATGCTTGTCATTGTCAAAGCAAATGATAATGTTATCAAAAGATTCTAGAAACTCTAGGTTTTCTTTCACATCACGGTCTGCTGATTGTGCGCCATTACGGATAGATACAACAGGCCATTGCGACCCCATCAATTCGTAAGCTGACATAGCATCTATTTCGCCTTCAACAAGAGTTATGTACTTACCGCCTGACTGAAAGAGCTGTTGACCGAAAAGGCCAGAACTTTTTGCATCACCACGCCAAGTAAATTCTTTGTTGGGCTTTCGAACTTTTGCTCCGACCTCTGTACCGTCAGAGTAATAAGGATAAATATGTTCTACGATCTGACCCGTAGAGTTTTTAACAGAGCGAACCCTGTATTTTTTAGCGGTTTGTAGGCTGATATTCCTATCAGTTAGTGGGTAAAACTCTCCTTGATTTGTAGTCATGGGTGTCTTCTTAAAGTTTGTGATAGAAGTCACATTGTTTTCCTGCTTAGGTTTAGGAAGAAAAACTCCGCAGCTAAAACATTTGACAGAGCCGTCATCATTTATAGCTGCAGAGTCGGAACCCCCACACTCAGTGCAGGGGATATGGGTTTGAACAAAAGACATATTAGTCCTCGTCTGTTTCAGTTTCCTCTTCTGTAACAACAGCTTCTTCAGTTAGAAACTCTTGTACTTTTGCGTGTAATGCAACTGCCGCAGCTTGTGCAATAACCATACGGTCTTCAAGACCTCGCACATCCTGCTCTGCCATAACTAAAAGTTGGAAGGCCTTTTGGCCCTCCGGTGCTAAAGATTCTACATTGTATGCAGTACCTTCATGAACATAAGTGACGCTCATTAAATTTCATCCTCCTCTTCTTCAACATCAAACTCAGCACCATCAGGCGCATCATATTCTACAAGATCTAAAACTTGCATAGCTTGAAAATCTAAGCCACGGAAGTCTTGACCATTCCACTGTGTTTCCCATTCTTTGTACTGCACTTTTACATGGGAACCATTACCAACTGTTATGTTGATTTCACGCTTGCTTTTATCGTAAAGCTTTGGTGCCTCACGAACCATCCCACGAGGTCCATCGACCTTACGCTTGATGATAAGCGCTGGGCCTTCTTCCATATCTTTTACGGTAAAACCACGATTGCGGAAACTGTTAGCGACCTCGTCATCGACTACAAGGTTTACAGAATACGCTGGTGTGTACTTAGTGTTTGGTGTAGTAACAAACGACCAGTATGCTCTTCCTTCTACAACTGCCATAATTTATCTCCTGTATAAATAATCAATAAAGTTCGGTATTTGTTTGAGTATGTACTCTTCTGTTAGATCAGTACCTCGATCAACAGCCCCCATCTTAATCCATGTTTGCATCAATGTCAAGGCCTCAGGGGAAGGCATATGTACGCCTAGCATCATTGCGAATGCACGGGCAATAACATCTTCTATTAATTCATCTTGCGTTAGTTCATTGTATTCATACACTCCTTTTACTCCGTAGCTATTGTTGCCGTAATAAGAGCATTGAGTTTAACTGTATCTAAAAGAAAGTTAAAGTCTTCAGCTCCTAAATCTGAAGACATGGTAATTGCTCCGTCTGTTTCTGTCAATAGTATAAAAGTACCATGTGCATTATTACCAACTTCTTCTGTAATTTTTGCAGTGGCCCTTTCAATCTTAGATAAAAGCGTTAGCTCCTCTGGTTTGTTTTTAGTAAAGTCTCCGTTAACTACCTTCATGAATTCACCTCTTGTATTAAACGATCTACGTACCACTTACATTTTCTAAGGTCTTCAATGGGCTTACCCTTGTAATCATAACGCCAAAGATATTTAAGAGCATTGCCTTTTAGATAGCCTCTAAACTCATTCTCAGGCATTGAAGCTTTGATAGCTTCGATGGCCTCAATAGCGCCGTTGTTATAATGATCGGGCTTCATAACAGGATCAGAAGTTTTGCGAATAGAAAGATCATTAAGTTTTTTCATAGCGTCCCATTGATCAGGGGTTGCATTATTTATAGACATCAGTATTCTCCGTTTCGAATTTTCTGCAGTATATCATAGGTTTGATTATAACTCAACTCCAAAGCATTAAGACTTTTAAGTATTGAATCATAATCTGGATTATCATTACAATAAATATTTACAAACACTAAGTCTGAAATAATATCTTCAACTTCTTTTGTTTCTAACATATCTTTTCCTATATAATATTTACATGATCATCATTGATAATTGTTTGGATGTGGATGTAACCTTCGGGCCAATAAGTGTACGACTCTTTAAGTGCCTTTGCTGCTCTATGTACTGAAGCTTCAAAGTGTTCGAACATTCCCATCTCTTCTTTGTAGTACCAAAATGGTATGCGTAACACCGGCTCTGCTGGTCCGTTATATTCATAATAAACAATTATCTCTGCGTCATTAGAAGTAGGCCCATCATTACCAAACATTTTTGTATGGTTATTTTCTGGTTGTTTCATAAAGACATCCTCATATTAGCATCGGCATGACGCTGTTCATCCGCCCTGACATAACGAATCATTGTTGACAGTGTTGCATTTGGCCCAAGTGCATAATAATTACGGGCAATAGTTGGACAAATAACATCTTCTACTTGACCGCTTTGCACAAGATTTAAGTATTCAGTATAGCTTTCAACTGCTTCTTGTTCGAAGTAGGCTACCATACGATGCGCTGTTTTGGAAGAACAGATGTAAAGAACTAAGTAAAAATGCCAGAAAACAAACTGTGCCGCAGTAATTAAAAATCTTTCAAACGCATTGGGCTGTGCAATCTCCAAGAAAAACATAAGGTGCATACGCTCATTCTTAGCTTCTTCAAGCATCTGGTCTATGTAAGGATCATAGCCACGCCGAAGCCGCCGTAAACTTTTAAGGTGTAGCATCATTCCAGCCACCATAGCTGGGACAGCCGCTACTGTTTCAAGAACTACGGCACGATGCCCATATCGCTTAGCAAAAAAAGTATCTGCTGTCCATTTAAAAAAGCTCGTCATGCTACGAGCAAATAAGTCTTTCATTTATATCTCCTTTAGCAAGGCTACACTTAACATAAAAAATGATATAGCGTTTAGCATTATCAAAGCCCTGTCTCTCCAAATGACAGACACCCAAGTCCATAAGGCTATTCCCACCACACCAAACATAAGATCATATATACGATACTCTGGTCCAGCAGACCTCAAGGCCAAGCTACAAAGAACTATAATAGATGCTAACCACTTTAAGTACCAATCAAAGTTTTCAGGATACCAGTTTCTGTCGGGTTTGTTGCGACCCAGAGCGCGAACTGCTGGGTCTCCTTTTCCTTCATTGCCTTTCATAGGTCGCTAGGCCAAGCAATAGTTAAATCAGATTTATAGTAATTAATAATACTGTCTGTAATCATGGATAAAAATTCTCGTTGTTCTGCAATTTCCATCTTTCTAAATAAAGATAAAAGACTTGCCCCTGTTGTACACACAGGCTGATACTCAATATCTAACTGTCGTGCCGCCGCCTGAAAATCAGGAAGCTCCCACTCAAGATCTTCTAGGATTTCAACAGGAGTAATACTGTTGTTGTCCATAATATCCAAGATATCTCTTGGCGTATCTACTACAATATCTACTGCTGGAACATAGAAGTCTTCTTGAATATGTACATTAGCCATGTTATGCCGCCTTTAAATAGTTACGAAGTATTGAAATAGAATCTTGCTGTCGCTTGAACTGAACCGAAGCAAGGGTATTTTTGTTACGAACATTATCAGCGTGAGTTGTATAATCTGTTACGGCATTGTATGCAGCCCACTCTGTGTTGCCCAATCGAGGTACATAAGTATTACAATAAGCATTCCACAAATAATTGTAACCTGTATTAGTTCTTTTGAGCGATCGTCCAATTTCATTAGGGCTTATCCCTTCATCAAAAATAAGATCATGTACTTGATCATTAACTCCAACAATTTCTGCAAACATTAGACAAGCATTAATAGGTTCTATTGAAGTTGTATACATACGCTTCCAAACTTCACGTTCAGATTCAAAGAAATCCAAAGACTTTACAATAGTCCTCGAAGCTTTATCAAGATCTAAGTTAAGAGTGTGGTTGCCTTTGAAGACTGCAACCTCCCCAGAAATAAATACTTGAAGATTTGTACAGGCCTGTTGGATTGCCGCCGCACTGATAACAAACGGAAAGCTACTGTCAATAGATGTTGTAGCCAGTAAACCCAGTGAAGCTGTATCACCATCTGGAGTTTCGTAAGTATGAGCAGGCAACTTATACTTTACAAAAGATCTTGCACCGTCGTGACTGACTGCGATCTGTTCGCTGATGCCATCGGTATTCAGGCCACTACGCAATATAATTTCTCGCGCAGTTTTGATAACATCTTTTGGGGCTACCGCCTTGTGACGGGCCGAATGAATACCTAAACAAGCGCCGGTATCTGTGCGATAGGTTACATATTTATCTGCTTCACGTAATTGAAAAATACCTTCTTCTTCCTCAACATCAAACAATACGGGCGTTGTTTTGATATCAAAGTCTGCGGAGCCAAAGCCCCCGAAAGTATCGGAGGCGTTAGAGTTAAACATATTGACAACAGTATTCATGTGCAATTCTCCTTTAAGCTGCACGTTCAACGATTAACTGGCGTGGGATATCTACCAACTTTCGGAAGCCAACCGGACGTGACCTAGAATGCTGGAGGTAAAAACCGTACTTGCCAATTTGAAGGCTGTAAAAACATTCGCCTTTTGAGATGCCATAGCGGTTCTTTACTTTACGCTTACGGATCATGTAGCTTTTGTTAAACAACTTTCCTGTGTTCATATCAACTCTCCTGTGAGTTTTGGTAGGTTTGAAAGCCTCATCGCTTCGAGGCCATTACAAGGTAACAGAACTGACGGCGGCTGTCAACCCCAATCACGCCCATGCTTTTTTCTATACAGCATCTCGAAGGCATCCAAATAATCAAGATACTTGTCTATTTCATCTTTAAAATATTTTTTATAATACATCTTTTCAACACCGATAGCTATCTGTTTGTCGTGAGAAAAGCTAAACTCCCACGCTTGTTTTAACAAACTTAATCTAAGATCTTTTCTCATGGTTCGCCCCATTCCTTGCCTAATCTATCAACAGCGTTTATGATCTTATCATGATCTTCGTCGGTAATAACTGGTAAAATATTTCCTAGTTCTGGATACTTATCCAGTCTTACAGCATCAAGCTCTATGAACTTATCATAAGGGTCATAAGTATAATTTACAGTTATATCTAAAGCAATTTTAAGGTTTCTACTCTGCATCAGGTTCATCCTCTAAAACATATCCATCACATACTTCTATATCTAAATTATGAACTTTAAGAAACTCATCCCAATCTGCAAACTCATCAAACAATTCTTCGGCATGGTCTCGACTTTCAGCTTTCACTCGAACTTCATAAATCTTTGTCATAAATATTTGATATGTTTTCATTCTACTAATCCTCTATGGTATAAATCATTTGAAAGTGTTACCATCATTTTTTGTAAACGCATTACATCTTCTTCTAAAGAATCTACTTCAAGATCATCTAACAAACAAGCAATCTCTAACTCAATATCATAAACTAAATCGGATAATGTTGTCATGTCACACCTCACTGTACTAAATAATTATAATGAGCTTCAGAAACTTCAAAGCCATTGTTCCACGATTTGTCTCTATCTCCTAGAAAATTACACCAATTGTTCCAAAGTTGTTCGGTTCCAATACTATGACAAATAGTAATATACTGTTGGATCTTGGAGCGTCGAAGATCTTCAGACTTCAAAGTGTTTGAAAGTTTCAAGTGCTTTTCATCAATCCCATACATTCTAATATTATGAGTATCAATACAACCAACCAGCCCTACCGTCAGCTGACAAACGAATCCGGCCTTCGCAAGTCCAAGCCCCGGCACCCTAAGAAATATTCGCATGAGCGTTGCAGCTTTATCAGCTTCAGATTTCTTGGAGTTTACGACAGCCATAAATTGTCCGTACATAAAATCTTTACGAGCCTGAAGATAATTGTATGTCTTCTTTTTATTGCCCCACAAGAAGCGTGAGTCGCCTCCTACGGCCTTTACATCTTTCATCTGATAACCTACGGTTGACCAATTCTGTTGAATGCTCAAAGCCACCATAAGTATTACATCTGCAAGGTTGTCTGCTGACTGCTGTGAAAAACTTTGGATTGCTGTGCCGTGAATGTTATACATCTTTTAACTCCTGTAAAAATTTACTTACACTTAAACTTGAACTTGTGACTGCCTCGTGGAACTCATAGACATCAACCATCGTCCAAACATTGTTGAGCCTCTTGCCCCACGCCTCTACTAAGATACCACAGAAATCGTCGTCGTCAAGACAGTAACGCACCTTGCGCTCATAGTTCAGTTTCTTGACTCTTTGTAGGCTACCAACAGCCATCTTCCCACTCAAACTTTTCATCAGGGTTTCTCCTAAATATATTTGATAAAGCTTCGCGTGTTTCGGGTGTATAAGTTTTTAACTCTATTGCTGAGTATTCATACAGTATAATTTCTCTAATTTCTTTAACGCGATAACGCGCATTTTCTCTTAACGCTTTACGCCCTGCCTCGACCTTGGCCTCTTCATAATATATAGTTGTAAAAATATCTTCCCAATCTCCAAGCTTGTTTTGTTTCTGAAGAATATATTCTTTCATTCTGAGTCCTCGCCATTTGCTTTATCACATCTTTTTTGAAAATCTTCTTTATCTATTGTTAGCCAACAGACAATAATAATTGTAGATATTAAAATAATTATTCCCCACGATGGATCAAAATTCATTTAATGTAGCCTCCTACTATAATACCTATGGCATATGCCGTAATTGCCGTCATGAAAAAACCTGCAAGCAAAAGCGTTGGATCATAGTACATAACTTATTGACCTCCCATAACTTTAAAATTATATTTTAACATTGCCCACGCATGATGGTCGTCGGAGCAAGCAGATATAAAACTTAGCAAATCATCAATGGTCATCATGTTGGTATTCATAATATTATTCCTCATCCCAAGGTATCATTTTTTCCCAGCAAGGCGGACAGTGATAAACACCACTATCAGCTCCAATAAGTATTTCGCGCTCGTCTGCATCTAAATCGGGAAACACATTCTGCACCAAAGCATTTCGGTCGGTCTTGTAATATTCCCAGTCTTTTTGGGGAACATCGACAGCCTGTAAAGATTTACACATATTGCATTCAGACATAACATACATAATATTATTCCTCAAATTCAGCCATAAACATTATTGCGTCTTTAAAGCCTTGCTCGTGACCAGCTCGATGACCTACAAAGTAGGCCACCATAAATGTCAAAGCAATTAAACCTAATACAAAATAATCCATAATATTATTCCTCGTTCGTTTTAATTACTTTTTTCCAAACTTTAAACGAAAGATCTTTGCCTCTTTTAGAGCATTCAGAGTATCCCTTGTTTCGTGGAACACCTAATTCTATTAAGCGCTTTGTCGCTTCGTCTCGATCTTCTAAAACTTTAATAATATCTTCGCCATTTACTTGGTCAATATAACTACACACTAACGATGTGATTGCGATTGAAATGGCTTCGCCATGTGATTTTGATATGCTCATAATATTTATTTCCGTATGTGATGAATTAAAAGTTTATAAAACCCAGATTAAGCATCTGGGTCAGTTTCGAGGTAAGCCATGATGATGTCAAGCTTCGCTTCGAAGGTAGCAAGTTTCTTGTCGGTTGCATCCTGTCGCTTTGTGATGGCATCAAATCGTGCTTGGAACTCTTTGAGTTCTGACGTGTTTGCTTGAATCTTTTTAGCGGTTGTCTTTGGCTTCGGAGTATCCTTGATAACAGCCTTGTTCTTCTTAGCCTTTACAGGCTTCGAGGTCATCATGTTGGTGAACTTCTTTGGAATCGTCTCAGCTTCGAAGAAGCGGCCCACATCTGCATGAGTAATCGGGGTTTCGGCGTGTTCTGTTTGAAACTTCAACAGAATGGCGCTGAAGACTTTGGAAAGTCTGTAAGACTCAGTGGGGTTTTTGCCACCGATCTTGCCAAAGTGCTTTGCTACAGCGTAAAGCTGTCGTGTGGATGCTATGCGATTCCCATCGACGTTAGCGAAAATCTCTGATTTTTGAAGGTTCGAAATGCTCATGTTCATTACTCCGTAATGGTTGTAGGTTTGAAGCAACGCTGTGTCGCTGTTGCCATTCCATTAAGGGCATGAAAATTTTGTGAGGTCAACTGCTTTCCCTGCGCATTATGCGGTTGTGAAAGAGCGCATGAGACGAGCGTAGCGAAGAAAACTCAGCAGAGGATTTTTACTCAATATAGAATATATTGGAGGTTGTTGAAATCGTTGGAGTTTTTTGAATCGAGTTATAAATCTTTAAAGATTTCTAAAGGTTTTTGGAGGCTGTCCACTAGAGACTCTAAAATTTTTGGAGCCTTTTGCGTGTGTGTACAAAGACTTTCAAAGTCTTCGGAGGCTTGTGCGTGTCATGTAGGGGTACGCAGGTGCCCATGCCCCCTCCCCCGTATATATACTCATGCTCAAACATTTTCAGAAGGTTTTGGAGTGTCTACCAGTTTGCCCCACCGACTTTAAAAGCCCCTATAAATTGCGGACACAAAAAAGGCCCACCGGCCTTTAAAGAGACTCCCACGAAAGTGGGCGAGTAGATGTATATATATGCACCTCTGGCGGGTACAAATATTATTATACACCTGTATTTCAATTTTGTCAATGAAATAATACCAAAAATAAATAAAAATATTTCTTGACAAACACTCTATATAAGTATATAATGTATAACATGGAAACTAAAAAAGAATTGACAGTAAAACAACAAGACTTTCTTGACAATCTTATTGCTTGTGGAGGCAATGCACGTCAAGCCGCAGAAATAGCTGGATATGCACCGGGCAGTTATACATCTGTAGTTAAAGCCCTCAAATCTGAAATACTAGATCTAGCAGAAGGCGTGTTGGCCGTAAACGCCCCTAAAGCCGCTCTAAAGCTCGTTCAAGTTATGGATAGTGATGAGCCTATCCCACAAGCTAATATTCGTCTACAGGCCGCACAGACGCTCCTAGACCGTGTAGGAGTAGCAAAGAAAGAAAGACTAGACGTTAAAGTTGAAACACCAAGTGGATTGTTTATACTTCCCGCTAAAGCCCCGACTATCATTGAAGATGTAGAATATGAAGAGACGGACTAGCAGCACAATTCCATTTGGTTACAAGTTAGTAGATAATGATTTTGAACACATCGAAGAGATACCCAGCGAACTTGAAGCTTTAAACAAGATACTACCGATGATTAAATCAAAATCTTTGTCTCTACGCGAGGGTGCATTGTGGTTGACCCATAAAACTGGTCGCTCTATTT